AGTAGTAGCACTTTTTACTATAGCTAAGTCATAACCAATGTGTAGTCTTTCTTGTTCAGACCAAATTACTTGATCAGAAGTCATCGGCATTTCTGCACCTACCATTCTCAAGAAACCACCTAGTGTTCTGTTTCCGTATCTTTCTACTTCTGCTTCGTAAAGTTCAGGTAGAAATTGTTGTGTCCAATCAGCAGAGCCATCATGAAAATTAAGATAATTTCCTTGAGTAACATTTTTACTTTCTGCTGGCATTGGGCTAATTGAATATTTCCCGACTTTATTTCCATCAGGAGCAAATCCGTTTTCGATTGCCATAATTATAAGTTTTAATTGTTATTTATCTATTTTTTAATTTTCAATTTAGAACTATTTATTCCTGATATAGCTTTAACTTTCCATCCGTTTACAAATACCTCTCCGTTGGAAACTTTCCTTGGCTCGTCATTTACGTTATTAGACTTTGACATAATGTCTTTTGTTGCGTCAGCTTTTCCTTGTTCGTAAAAGTGACTTGCTATAGTATCAGCATTTCTAGCTGCAAAAAGTGCCTTATGATACTTTTTTAAATCTTTAATTTCGCCTTCTTCTATAAAATCATCTAAAAAATTATTTATATCAGACTGCTTGTTTAAAGTAGTATCAAGGTCGTTTACTCTATAATTATACCTTTTCTCTCCAACGTTAAATTCAAAACCTTTGAATTCGTTATTAAAGAAACTATTGGTTCTATTATTAAAAGATTCACTCACCTCTTGAGCTTGAGCTAGATCCTCATTGTATCTATTGAAGAAGTCCATAGCTTTCTGTTGTTCATTAGAGGTATTAGGCTTATTTTTAATTTCAGCATAATACTTACTCTTCATGTCCTCTAGAAAATTACGAGCTTCGGCAATTTCTTCTTTATAAGCGAGTTTCTTTTTTCTTACATCTCGCTCTTCATCCACTTCTTCGTCATATGAGAAATTATCTTCCATTATGAAGTTTATTTCATCTTGATTAAGATGTGGTTTAGTATTTTTATAATATTCTCTTAGCAGTGTGCTGTCATCTATGTTTGAATAATCAGCATTTATTCTAACGTAGTCTTCTACAGACCCTCCTGTTTCGTCCATAAAAGAAACTAATTTTTCTATATTTTCAGGTAGTTTTTTACCTAAAACCTTTTCATCTCTTTTAGCTTCCTTTAGTTCCTTCTGTACTTCGTTAACGTGTTTTTCTTCTTTCTGAACTGTTAGTTCTTCTAGCGGTGGTAGATCATTTTTAACTTCTACTTCCTTTGCTTCAGTTTCAACTTTAACTTCTTCTACAGGTGTTTCAGTTTTAACTTCTTCAGATTTGCTTAAATCTATTTTGTTTTCCACTGGTTTTTCTTCAGCTTTTTTTGACATATCAATTTTAGCTGTTTCATTAGTTTTTACTAATTTTTTAGGTTTCTTTTTTATTTTAAAGTCACCCTCCTGTTTTACTTCTTTTTCTTTAGACATAATATAATATAATAGTTAATATAAAATTATCTAGGCATAAACTGCTCTAGACCAAACCCACCCATATTGTCGTTACCAGCGGATTCAAAGTTCTTTGGTAATAAATCATTTTTTCTTTGATCTATTAACTCAGACTGTTGTGTTGCTTGTATTTTAGTTCGTTCGTCTTTACGATCCTCAATTTCTTTTACTTTATCTTTTTCTTGACCTTGCTTTGTCTGAGCTAATTGTATGTTATATTGGAACTCCTGCTCCATTAATTTCATTTTTAACTGAGACTCTTCTCTCATTTTAGCTGTAGCAAATTCAGATTTCATTTTTTCTAATTGTATACTTTGCTCAGTTAGCACTTGTTGTTTTTGAGTTTCAGCCAATGCTGTTTGCTCTGCTAGCTGTGCGTTTGCTTGTGCTTGTGCTTGTATGTTAGCTTGTTGAGCTTGTTGATCTCTATTAGACTTCTGCTTTCTTTTAAGCTTTAACATTTGATTAGCAAGCTTTAAATTTCTTACTTGCCTAATGTCTATTGCATCTTCTAAGTCTATTCCACCACTCTGTAATGCTACTTGAATATTTTGTTCTAGTTGAGCTTTTTCCTCTTCGTCTGGTTCTAGCTCTAAATATATACCAAAGTCTCTTAAATGTAAAGAATCAATATCAGCTAGCGTACCCACATTATAGCTACTTATACTATACTTTAAACTTTCATTTGTTAATGAAAACCTTAAACTATCAGCTGCTCTTAAAGCTATGTTTTCACAAGATCTAAGTGTTAAATATAAACTGGAATTTAATATGTGTCTTGTAGCTATGTTTGAGTTTTGAGCTGCAAGTTTTTGAAGACCAACTAGTGACTGCTTGTCAGGAACAGAAGCATCTCTTGCTTCGTTTAAGCCCGTCACGTCTCTTATCATTTGTAAGTAATATTGGTAAGTTTGTATTAATGCATTTATTTTACCCATACCATTTGAGGTAGAAAGTTCTTGTATTGGAACTTTACCTGGGTTCATGCTACCATCTTGGGTCATTGATCTACCAACTATACTACCAGTTTGAAAATACATATTTAAAGCTTCAGCTGGGTTATAACTAGTGCCATTACCTAAATCAACTTCTGCTAGTCCATCTACGTCCATATAAACACCATCTGGAACCATTCTAGATAAAACTTGTTGTAGTTTTAAATGTGTTATTTGAACCATGTCTGCAAAACCAGTAACTCTACTAACTGTAGATTCAATCCTGCCTTTATACATTTTAGGAGCAACAATGCTGTAGTTCATATTAACTTTTACAGTATTTGAAAAGGGTCTAGTCATATTTTCAGACATTTGCCAGTTCAACATTTTATCGTGTCCAAGTATTTTAGCACCACTATATAAAACCTCTATTGATCTAAAAGCTTTTTCAAAAGATTCGTTTTCAGGTGGATTAAAATCATCTCCTTTTTCTAGTGATTTCTCAAGACCTTGCGCTGTTTGTTTTATTTTAAAAACTTGATTAGTATAAGTTTTGTATTCAAAATATAAAATTTGAACAGTATCATCACTAGTTCTATCGCTATGATTTCTTCCATAACTATTAGATGGATACTTCTGTATTTCTTCAAGTTCTTGACCAGTCAAGTAAGGAAATTGCTTTTTTAACTCTGGTAAAGTAACAGATTTTACTTCTCCAACGTAGTATAAGTCTTCAAAATTAGGGTCATCAGTATAAGAATAAACTAAATTAGTAGGATCAACGTACTCAACTTTTATACCTTCCGATCTATTAAAACTTGTCTTAACAGCAGCGATACCAAGTATTGTTAAATCTTCAACTATTCTTTTCTTTGTTAATTTATATTTGTTTCTAGTTAAAGTATTGTTTATTAACTCTTCTTCTGCTATTTCTATAGATTCTTTATAATCTAACTGCATATGTAGATCAAGTTCTTGTTGATTCTCTGGAAGTGCTTCTGGCTTGTCAGTATTAAAAACATCTATATTAGCAGTTTGCTTAAGTTTCATTAACAGTTCTTTAGCCTGCATATCTCTTAGTAATTTTTCAGCGTATCCAGTTCTTTTTCTAAGTGAAGCCGGGTCTTGAGCATAAGCTTTTATTTCATAATCTTTAGAAGATATGCCATTTACTAATATGTCTACAAATTTTGGTATTATTGGAATAGGTTTCCAGTCTAAATTTAAATAAGATAAATCACCATTGATAGATAGTTCGTCTTTATACTTCTGTATTGACTGTTCTCCTCTAGCGTATAATCTAAGTCTATGAAAGTTATTATAATTAGTTCTAAACCTATCGTTCATTCCAACGCCAGAGTCTACTCTAAACCATTCTCCTTCTATAGCTCTAGCTACTCTTAGGCCATAGTCCATACTATTTTTCTCCTCGTTACTAACGACTTGACTAGGAAATGAACTGTTGAAATTTGTGTTTATCTGCATTTATATTATTTTTGAATAATAACCGTCATTGTCATATCTTTTTATACCTAAATTGATAGACTTTTTAGTTCTCTTATTGACTGGTGTATACTTATTTTTATTACAAGCCATAATGGCTAAACCAGAACTTATTGAAGCATCATGCTTTGTTCTATTGTTTATGTCAAACATAGCCCAATCTTCTAAAGTTTTTTGGAAATACATATCGCCGTGTAAATCCTCTCTTAAGCCAACATGCTCTTCTATGTAAGCTTCAATAGCTGCGGCATGTGCTTGTTTAATATCTTGACTAGTGTTAGGAATTCCACCTATTTCTTTTTCAGTTGTGGAAAGCTTGTTCCAAACTTTATCAGGTCTGTTAATACTAAAACCTCTGTAACCTCTTCTTTTTAAGTAATACAATAAACGAGGTTTGTTGTTTTCACAAAGTATTGGCATGCTATAAAAGTGTAAAGCCATTAAAACATCTTCAAAAAACATTTCAGCTGTTTGTGGCCTAGCTATATATTCTAAAAAAAAGTGATTAGCTGGAGCTTCTTCCATACTAAACTTTGTTAATCCATGAAGTGCTCCTTTACTTCCGCGACCGTCAACAGTACCGCTAATATCATAAGAGTCACAACCAAAAGCTCCAATGTGTTCGCTGCCTGGATATTTAATTCCATTTTTAATAATAATTTTATTTTGCAAATTTAAATCAGGCACCCAAGAAACCAAAAACCTACCATTTTTATTTGGATTAAATACAACTTTTTCATCTTGTATAGCCCAAGAAAAACTACCTTTAGTGACGTTCATTGTGTTGTCAAACTCTTGGTTATAATCTATTTGCTGATAAATTTTTGTTAAGTTGAATAAGCTATTTTTAGTTTCGTCTCTAAAAGCATGTTGTTCAGTTCTTGGAAACTGTCTATAGTATTCGTTTAAACTGTCTTGATCTTCTTTAAGTCCGTCAACTTCATTTTCCCAGTGTTCAATAACTCCTGTTGTAATGTCGTAGCCATCAACTCCTTTGACTGGAGTTTTGCTTCTAACGAATACAGGTAATCCATAAGTATCGATGAATCCTTCGTAGTTCCACTCCATAGGAATGAACAGGCTATAGAGCCCAGAAGATGTTTGTCCGTTTCTATTTCTTTTAGCAACGTCAGAAGCGTAGTATAATTTTTTGAAGTTGTCTCCACCTTTGTCTAAAGCGTTTGAGGTTGATCCCATCATACATTTTCCTACTATTCTTTTACCTAGCCTTAATGTAGTTTTTGTAACCCTCCAGTTGTTTAATATATTATCAGGTCTTTCCCATTTACCACTTTCATCATGAGCTAATAATTTTAGCTTTTCACCATCATAAGAGTTGTCACCTGTATTTTTCCAGTCAATAGTTGTATCAAGTCCATCTAGTTCTCTAAGCTGCTCATTTGATTCAAGCTTTCTTCTAGTAAGCTTTGATGCCGGAACACGATATGCCAGTTCCGTTTTCGGCCTATCCATACCGTCTTGAATCGGTTTAAAGAAGAACGGGTAGTTAACTGATATGGGTACAACTTTATCCGTGAACATTTTTTTGGCATCTGCACCAGACTTGGAAAGTATTCCAAACCTAGCATCGGAAGATATTGTAGCTTGGTTGACAAGTTCTGCGCTTGACATAAAAGAGAATCCAGATCGTCTGTTTTTGAGGTAGCACATACCATAACACCTAACATCTGCTTTACATGCTTCCCAGAATATAAAGAAGAGCCTGTTTGATTCTCTAAAATCCGGTGCTCCAATATCGATTTTTGACCATTGGAGGTACATGTAATGAGTACCAGTAATGTAAGTAGCCAAGCCGTTATTGTAAAACCAATAACCATTTTCTCTTCTTTTGAATTCTTCGTCGATATAGTCATACCATTTTTCTTTAAAATCTGATGGGTATTCCTCCCAATCAAATCTACTTTTAATTTTACTTAATTCTTTTGGATACTCTTTTTTTTCCCAGTGTTGTTCAGCTTTTTTTTCGCTTCGTTTAAACGGTTCATCTGCTGTTGGTAGAGCAATGCGGAGACCTTGTATTTCAATGATTTGTCCAATTTTTCCAGTTTTACTTATTACTATAAAATCATAATCAGAGTTATAACCATACTCCCACTTTTTATATCTGTTGTTCTTAGCTAATATCTTAGGATTTACAACGTCCTCAATCTCTTTACAAAGAGTTTGATAATAACTCACTTACTTCTCCCTTCTGCAAAACCTCTAAAAGTTTTTTGTTCTTTAACTTCTTTAGGCTTTTCATTTAACATATCTTCCTCTTCTTGTATTCTATTTAATATCTCAAAAGCATCAAATATGGCTAGCTTTTTAGTGGCGGCAGCATTTTTTAATCTATCAGCGCTTACATCATCGTCTGAGTCTACAATCTTTTCTTTTGCTACCTTGATAAGTTCCTCAACTGCTTTTTGCCCAGCTAGGATTATTTTCTTTTTCGTTTCCTTGGTATTCATGAGTTAAAGCTATATCATTTGATTTCATACAATAAAGTCGTTCACCTTCTATAATAAACTCAAACTCAGAGTTAGGTGTAAACGTAATAAGTGTTTCAGGTGTTACTCCTAGAGCTTCTAAGAACTTGTTAGAATATTTCACTATTCCTACATTAGGTTGTTCTTTTCTGTTCTCTAATGAGTTTTGGTTTTCAATTGGTTTTACAAAACAATAATCTAAGTGAGGCTTCAAATTGTACATGTATATTTGATCTGGTGAAGCAAAGTATAAATCATCTTTAAAATACATTGACGAGTTTTGCTCTTCACCTTTCATATTGTACCACCTTCTAAATATATTATGATGCACATATACGTTATCACCAACTTTTATTTTTGAAGCATAAGCTGCTGGAGTCGAAACAACAACAGCTTTTTTGCTAATAAAAATGTGGTTTTCAATACTTGTGTTAACTATGAGTTGTTTACCTTTAATCTCTTTAATATTTTCATATCTATCTTTTAAAGGTTTAATTATAAAGTTATATAAACTTTTCATTAATACTTTAAATCGAACTCAACAGATACAGCCATATTTTTATTAAATTTTTTCCAAGGTAAAACCTCGTCATTTTTTTGAATAAAAATATTATAAGACTGATCTTCATCTACAAATATAATATCAATAATAGTATGCCCGCCATAAACCTCTTGACCAACAGAATAATGCATTGCGTCATTCTTGTAGTCAGAACCTATGCTTATTTTTCTTATTTTATTTTGCATCACTTGATTCAATAGCTTTTATTGATCCAGTTTGCAAGTCTATATTTACAGATCCGTACTTCTTTTCTAATTCTGATTTTAATGCTTCCATTTTACCATTTTCAGACTCTATGTTTTTAGAAATTATATATTTAGAAAAATCTAATTTACCAATTTCATTCAACATCTTAGATAAACTGTCTTGAAGTTCTTTAATGCTTTCTAGTTCTTTTTTTGTTACTTTTTTTGCTTTTGCCATTGTATTTAATTTAATATAATTTAATTGTTATTGTTGTACTTATATAATTACTTATATAAACACTTATTTACTTTATTTTGTAGTTATGATGAGTATTCTATAAACCATTTATACTTGTAAACTTTTGTTTTAGCATTAGCGCTTGGAAACATACCAAATGTTGTAAACGCTTGAGAATTCATTGTTTCATTATTTCCAGCTATTGGATTTGCCACTGCTTGATTTCCCAATATTCTCCATAAAGGGTAACCATAAGACGCTTCTTCCATGTATAATGTTCCTATGTCTCCAACCTCTCCTGTGTAAGCTGGACCGACGGTTATTTCCTGAACGTAATTTCCAGGACTAGCTTGAGTACCACTAAACTGAGCTGTAAATCTTTGACCACTACTTGTACCTTGTATACTACTGCTATTTAATAGACCATATCCTTGCATCCAAGCTCCTTGAATGCTTCCTGTTGCAATGTCAGCCCACCTAATGTTAGTATAACATTTAAATTTTACCGCAGTAGCAGAAAAGTTATACGTGTTCCATGTTCCTGTAGTTGTTATACCGTTTGAATAACCAAGACCAGCGCTTGCAAAGTTAGATCCCCCTTGGCCAGCATTAAAGTCATCTGAAGCAGCTCCTTGAGTATGGCTTATACTCATTTCTTGATATTCAATTTGATTTGTAGCTGGTGGACTCCATACCCAAGCACCTGGTGTAGGATTTTCAACACAGTAAAATGTATAAGACTTACCATCGTTAGGTATTGAAGCTTGTCCATCAACAACATAATTAATCTTTCCGCCAGTGGTAGAAGGAAAAACTGAAATAGGCATTAAAGAGTTATTAATAAAAGTAACTTGCTGACCAGTTACTGGGTCAGGAAGTCTTGTGGCAAGATTAGCTGTTGCAGCAGTTGTTATAACGTTAACACCATATGAAGCTCTAGAAGTAGAAGAAGCAGTAGTACCTTCAAGTGTTAAAGCTGTTACAGCCTCTCCCATTACTCCCCACTCAACGTTACCTTCAACGTCTTTTGCTTTTAAAAAGCTACCTTTAACAGGTGCTGTCGCAGCTCCAATACTATGTAAATCTATTTGAATCTCTTTTTTTGATCTAAGTCTTACAGCAGCTGCAGCCCCACCGCCGTTTGAAGATATTAATATAGAACCTTCATTACCAGAGTTAACATTAGTTTTTAATTCTATAGAACTTGGTTTACTTGCTCCATTTCCATAACTATAAGTTCCATCAATGGTAACTCCACTTGCTTTAAATGTTGCCAAAGATTTACCTTCTATCAGCATGTTGGTATAATACGTTTTAATACCGCTTGATGTTAGCTCCGTTCTATGAACGCTATCTGTAGGTGATCCAGTTGATGGTATATCACCGCTAGTATTGTAAACAACAAGATTCTTAGAGCTGTTTAAAGGATCTCCAGTTATTTTAACGGTGTTAAATACGTTTGGAGTTCCTGACTCTACATAGCCAACAAGCCCTTTAACATTACCTAAATCTAATTCAGTTGTTAAATCTGATATTCTTACGTCTGCCATAATTTCTTTTAATTTTTTATTTTAAACTGGGTTTGGAGCTTCTGCTCTCTCTAATAATGCATCATAAGGGTAAGCAAATTTAAGTCTTCTGCCATCCTCGTGTAATAAGTAATACGTTTCATTTTGATTAGTATTTCTATCTCCTTGATGAGGAATTGTATAACCTATACCTAACCACATATTAATAAAGTGCTACTAGTTCTCCTTCTGCCAATTGACCGCCAACGCTTTTTACAGCCCTAACTAGTATTGGTATAAATTGTCCAGCTTTTAAGTTTTTGAAAATGCAATCACTGCCTGTTTCCATTGTTACACTTAATGTTGCTATGTCTTTACCTACATACAAACACACGCCGTTTCCAGAAACTTCAACTCCTGGTATTACATCACCAAAAACGTAATTAGCAGTTGCGCCTGAAGTTATTAAAGATAATGCGTCATGAGCAAATACTCTTGGGTTGCTTTGGAAATTTCCTGTTACTCCTCTTGCCATTTTTATTTATTTATTTTTGTTATTTTTTCAGCACCACGACTTCCGAAGTATGCTACATATACTGTTACCAGTAAAGTTTTTAATAAGTTTATCCATGATTCATCTACGTCAAACTGTAAGTGAAATGAATCTACAGCCATCATGAAAACTGCAGATACTGTTAAAAATACTAAAGCTAAAGGTCTAGTGTTTTTACTAAGCCATGAGTCACTTTTCATATCGCTTCTCCACCTGCTAGACACTTCTTTCATTTCAGCTATATCTTGTTCTATAAGCTTCATAGCATGTTCTTTGTCAACGGCTTTAATCTTAGTATCACTTGATATTAAGTTTTTTACCACTCCAAGTGTTCCCTGATTAGGCAGTACATCGCCTAACGCTTGTAATACTTTAGGAGCTTTGCTAGCTAAAAAAGCACCTACTTTAGTTTCTTTAAATGTTTTCTTTTCCATTACTTTTTATATCTAGAACTTCCACAGTTTCTCAACATAGGGGCTTTGCCTGGTTCTTGTGCGTAAGTAATAGGCGGTGTTTTTGATTTGTTAGCTATAATAGCATTTTGAAAACCTTTATTCATATCTGTTTCAGGATTCATAGCTTCAGTCTCTAAAGCCGAATTAAAGTTTATTCCTGATTTATCTTTATTGTAATTCATAATTTATTTTTTAAGTAGTTTCGTTTCTGTATGCTTCTGCTTCCCATGGTAGGTTCTTAGCACCTTCTTTCATTTCAGATCTAGAATATTCTTTTCCTTTCCATATAACAGCATCGTCAGTATATGTCAAATCTCCTCTATCGATTTGATCTAAATGTATTTTTTCGTGATCGCAAACTTTTTTTATTAACTTAGGATCTGTAACCTCACAGTTTAAATTTATACTTCCAGCTTTATTAGCTCTTCCTAATACTTCTTCAGTTTCTTTTGTTAAGTAAACTGGGGTATTGTCTATTTCGTAAGGTGCTTTTATTTTAAATCCCATATATTAACATTTCCACCTACGTCTAGCAGCTTTACCTCTTTCACCGGTCCAGCCTTTTGATCTAGCGCAAAATGATTTTCTTCTTTTAGCAGCTTTACTACCTGGTTTAACTTTTCCAGTTACAGCCGTCTTAAGCTTGCTGCCTGGGTTTTTTCTTCTATACTCTTTAACTCCCTTAGAAGTCATTCCAGCACCTTCTTCTTTAGTTCTAAAATTTCTACCTTTACCTTTGGTTGTTTTTCTTATTTTACCTTTTTTAGCAAAAGGACTACCTGGTTGAGTATACATTGTTATTTTATTTTAACACAGTTGTTAACCATTTTTGGTTTACCACTTTTGGTTTTTTTACCACTAGGTGATTTCTTCTTGCCTTTAGCCACATATCCAGGCCAACAAGAGTTTTTTGCTCTTTGAAACGGACTTTCATTCATAATTATAATTTTCTACCTTTTTTATCTACTTTAACTTCTTTTACTATAATTCTAGTACTAGGCTTTTTGTTTTGTAATTCTTCTAGTTGTCTATTAAGATCTTCTAATCTAGCATCGGCTTCAGTACCATCTTTAATCATGCTAGAAGTTATACTAACCTCTTCTTTTATTATATCTTGAGTTTGTTCAAGCATCTCCACTTGATCTTTTAGCTGCATAATCATTTTTTCATTCCACTGCTCTTTTAACTCATACTCTAAACGAGTTACCTCTACCGGTGGTAATGTTTTAGCTAAACGTATATCTTCTTGCAAAGTATAATACATGCCAACTAAAGTAGTTGTTAGCATTATTATTCCAATTACAGTTTTTAAATCTATTTTAAATTCAGTTGATTCAGAGATTTTCATATTCTTTAGTAGCGTCAAATGATGGGCATGCTTTATTAGCAAACTCATTGTGTGAATAAATAGTAGCAAGCGGAAACATCGCCATTAGTGTTTTAAGGACATGTAACAAGCTTTCTTTTTGTTCTGGTGTTCTTGTATCCTTAGGTGTCTTACCATCAGTCTCTACGCCGCCACAATAACATACCCCTATAGAATTTCTATTGTGATTCTTGCAATGAGCCCCTGATCGATCTATATCTCTTCCTTTCCATATTTTACCATTTATATCAATGTAAAAATGATAACCTATGTCAGACCAACCACGTCCTTCAACGTGCCATTTTTTTATAGTATCTACTGTTATGTCTTGTCCTTCTCTAGTTGCAGAACAATGTATTATAATTTCGCTTATACTTCTCATTTTCTTTTATTCATTAAGTACCACTTGTTAGCTGTGTAGCCAAGCGTCGTTAACAATAGCATTATAGATAATATAGGTTCTAGCCATCCAAGACCAACAACCGTAGCTGATGTTATATTTAAACAATACAGCTTTATATCTTCTAAGCCCATTATTTAACTCTCTGAGCGTTCAAAGCTGCATTACCTTTGTAGGTAGGAGCTTCTATCTTAAAGCCAGCGGTTACACCTAAGTGAACCATTTTTTTGTTTTCAGGTATACTGCATGAGCAAGAGTGGTCACATCCACAATCTTTTTTCATACCTGCAGGTTGTTGTATTTCTCCGTAACTTGGCATAACTATTTATTTATTTATTTATAATTTTTAACGCATCCGGTTTTTTTAAGCGGATTACTTTTTGAAGATACTACTTCTTTTGACTCACCATTTATACTTCCTTGATATGTTAGTCCAGAACCAGCACCACCACCTAATGTACTAATATCATAGGTGTTTTTTTCTACTGCTTCTTTTAATTCTGTTAAATCAGGTGCCTCACCTGTTTCACCTTCAGCGCTTTCAGCAGCCATATCTTGAGTTTCAAACACATCTTGACCAAGAACAGAGTTAGCACTTGTTTTTAGAGCATTACCAGCTCTAGCTTTAAAACCTTGTCCTTTTAAATCTTTATCTGCAAAACCTTTTACAAGTCCGACTCCGGCTTGTAAAGCTTTCCCTAGAAATGCAATTTTAGCTGGTGAATCTTCACTTACTTGATTGTATCTACCTGGCGAAGGTAATTTTTTCATGTTATATGACATATCTTATGATTTAAATAAAGGGTTTTTACCATTATCTAACAAACCTGTACCTTTTCCACCACGAGCTTTTTTAGTTTTTACTTTAGGTTTTTTAACTTTTTTAGGTTTATTATTTTTATCTTTTATTTTATTCTCTTTTATAATTGGCTTTTCAACTTTTCTTTTAGTTGACTTACTAAGTCCGGAAGACGATGATTGAGGCGATGATTTAGTTTTAGTTTTAGTTTTAGTTTTATAAATTTTATTAATTTTATCAACAGCTTCTTCTGTTGTTATTTTCCCTTTCTTTTTCTTAGCTATAACTTTATCACTTTTCTTTTGAGCTTTTTCATAATTATATTTATCCTGCGTGGTTTTGCCATTTATAGTGGCAGCGTAATTTCTATTTGCCACATCTCTATCCACTTTAACGTCCTTAACGTTACTTGTGCTTGCTTTAGTATTTGAGTTAATAGATGGTTTTACAGCTTTAGCATTAAGTTTTTTGCTAGGATCAAGAGGTGAATTAGCTAATTTGTTTTCAGCAGCGTTAACATCTTGCATTTTAATATCCTTAACATTGCTCGTATTTCCTTTTATGTTTGAATCTATTTTTGCAGAACCAGATAAAGGTTTAGATCTATTAGTATGCAATGCAGCGTTCTTCATATCTGGACCATTTCCAAGTGTACTACTAGAATTAACATCTGTTTTTCTAGTTTTATTTAAACCCGCTTTAAGTCTAGTGTTGTTTATTATGTTAGTATAATGATTATAACCAGCTTCATCTCCTTCTTTTAAGCTAGCTTCTGCATATTTTTTCATTTCATTTAAACCAGCTTTACTCCATGCAGTTTTAGCATTAGGATTACCAAAAGACTCAGCAGGTCTATAACTCATATCTGTAGGTATGTCAGATTTTTTATTTAAATCAGCTTTAACACCACCTGTTACAGCTGGCTTTTCAACTTTAGGCTTATTAAAAGGGTTAGTATAAGTTACATCAGTTGGGCCACCTTCTTTGGGTCTATCTCTAACCCAAAGATTATCGTTTCTTTTAACATACTTTCCTCTTTTATTCTTTTCCCAATAATGCTTATTATGCATACTACCAAGACGAGTTTCATTACCTATAACTGGCTTTTTAGAACCCTCACTTTGTTTAATAGCATTTTCAGCTGTATTAGAATTACTTTTGGACCCGCTAGGATTAGCAACAACATTTCCAGTGCTAGGATTTACTTTTGAAGTTTTATTTTCTTCTGCTTGAGCTAGTGAAGTTTCAGACTCTGTAGTTGATATTTCCATACCATTTATTTTTCCAGTTGCGGTTACAGCATTCTCAGTTGTAGGAGCTTTTCCACTTACAGGATCTGAACTAGAACCAGCTACAACTGTTGGAGTTCCTCCAACTGCATCGTACTTTTCAGTATCTTTTAAACTAACACCTTTAACACTACTAGAAACAGTTACGCTATCATCTTCTTTGTCTTTTTTAAAAGGTGATACCATAGCGAAAGGCGGTTGTGAGTTTTGTAAATGGCTGAAGTCACCTCCTGATTGGTCAGCATAAAAATCTTTTTGTTCAGCAGTCTCTTGAGTATTATTTTTTTGTTTATTAGAAAACTTTGAAACTAATTTTTTTACAATTTCACCTTTTCCACCTGCACCACCTGCACCACCTGCACCACCTGCACCAGCTTTAGCTACAACACCTTTTATAGCAGGCAAAGCTTTAGCTACCAGCGCTCCTATAGCAGGAAGAGCTTTAACTGGGGCTGGTTTACTTTTTTGATACCTGTTATGTTTACTTAATCTAGACATATCCTCTTGTTTTATCTTTATTTAAATAGTCAATTGACTTGGATATTACCTTATGGTTATATTTATTACCCTTGTCAATCTTCCCTTTTATTATGTCTTCTTCACCTAACATAATACGATACATTTTACTTATCAGCTGTTTACACTTTAAGGAAACTTTATATATATGATATTTTTGGGTTGTGCGATTTCTTTCTCTCCACACTATAATCCACCCTTGTTTCAATAATCTGTTCCAGCGTCTATTATCCCAGCTGAATGAGTATGTACCTTTTTTAAAATCATCTTTTGTAAAATGCTGAATAGAGTCTAAATAAATTAGCAGCTCTAAATCAGCGTCGTTTAAATCATTGTTTTTGCAAGCCCACTTTCTTATAATCCTGTAGTGTTTTAATAAACCTATTTCTTTTAAATCTGAAGAGGTTATTTTCAAAGTACTGGTTTTTCAATTTTATCTCCTCCTGGTATTTTTCTCGATGTCTTTTTACCTGATGCGCTCACGACACCTTCCCCAATACCAAAAGGTTCGTTTGGCATATCATTTGTCAGATCGCCTTGCTTTCTGCGTGATGGCTCAGAATTAGCACCTTCGGTTTGTTTTCTTGTTTTAGGTTTTGAAGGCTTACTTGTAGTTGTAGTTGTATTTGAAGTAGTAGAAGAGTTATCCACCTGATGTACAGAGTTGTCAGTAGAGATATTGATTCCCATTTTAGGCTTATCTCTCATTATTTGAATATCCATAGCTCTTGAAGTATTTTTATCAGCTACGCTTTCATGACCTTCAATTTGAGCAACTGTATTTCTAGTATCAGCTTTAATAAGCTTTCTGTTCATTTTGTTAGCAAACGATCTTTCCCTAGCATTACTAACAGTGTTAAAGAAATTTCCTATTTTCTCTTTTCTATTTTGCTTTAACATGTTTCTTTCATCAGCAGCTGAACCATCTCGCTCATTTACTTCTATACCTTTTTTCTTTAGCTTATTTTGCTTCTTTATTTCTCTAGCAGCTTCTTTTTCTTCAAATGATTTTTTCTTTCCAAAATATCCCATATCTTAAATTATTACAACAATGTCTGTTTCTTTTATTACTTTGTATTTTTCTTTATTTATTTCAATATTAAACCCAGCTGCTTTGTCATAATAAACTTCATCATCTTTGTTTAATAATTTAACATCAGAGCCAGGTTCTACAACCTTAGCTCTTCTGTATCTAATATCTTCTCTTTGCTTCTCAGCCAAGATCAAACCTCCTTTTGTAGTCATATCAGTTTCTTTGATAGGATCTATAACTATATACTTACCTACTGCTTTCATGCTCTAATGTTGTTAATAACACAATCAGTTGACAGTATAGTTGTAGCTACTGAAGCTGCATTTTGTAAAGCACTTTTTGTAACTAACATTGGGTCTATTATACCAGCCTTTATCATATCTACAGGTTCACCTGTAACTACGTTAATACCTTCTCCGTCACTTAGTTTTTTTAACTCATCAATACCAGCATTTTTAAGTATTAATTCATAAGGTTTTCTTATTGCTGAGTACAGCACTTCTTCACCTATGCATGTTGGTTTTAAATTAAAACTAGCATTTAATAAAGCAACTCCACCACCACAAACTATTCCTTCTTTAATAGCTGCTTTTGTAGCACAAATTGCATCTTCAACTCTATCTAGTTTTTCTTTTAGTTCTATTTCAGAATTAGCACCTACTTTAACTGTAGCTACTTTAGCTTTTAATTTTGCTAATCTTTTTTCTAATCTAACTAAAATATTAGGGTTTTTAGTTTCTTTAATTTGCTTTTCAAGTAAAACAACTGTTTCTTTAACTTTGTTGTTATTTGAAAGATCAACTTGTAATATAGTTTCTTCATTATTAGTAACGGATTTAATGCACGTGCCTAGATGTTCTTCTTGGATAATATCCA